ATGAGCGCGTCGGATGCGCCCCTTCGGGCACCGGAACTGCTTGCCGGCGAACACGAACTGGAACCGTTTTCCTGCGGAGAGCCCGGCCTCGATCAATGGCTGAAGCGCCGCGCCCGGGCCAATCACGCCTCTGGCGCATCGCGGGTCTATGTGACGTGTCGGGGCAATGTCGTAGTCGGCTATTACGCGCTTGCCGCCGGGGCCGTGGAGCGGGACGACGCCCCGGGCAAGGTCCGGCGCAACATGCCCGCCCCCATTCCGGTAATCATCCTGGGTCGGCTGGCCGTCGACCGACGTGCACAGGGCAGCGGCCTTGGGGCCGCCCTTCTGCGGGACGCATTGCTCCGGGCATTGAACGCATCGGGCGAGATCGGCGCAGCGGCGGTCCTTGTGCATGCGCTGAATGAAAGCGCCCGGACATTCTATCTGCGGCATGGTTTTGCCGAGAGCCCGGCCGATCCCCTGGTTCTCACGATCCGCATGAAAGACATTGCCGCCGCCCTCTGAGAGAACGGGCGCCGGTTTCATCGTCGCACCTCGATCAGGGGAATGGAGGTGATCGAGCCGAGCCGCTCGATATCCAGCGTCACGTCCAGCGTGTCGGTGTCAAACCGCACCGGCACGTCGAACTCAAAGCCGGCAGTGATGACGGCGCCCACGGTCGGGGCGGTGGTGAAACTGACGATGCCGGTGGTGGTATCCACCGACCAACCGGTGGTCTGCTCCACGCCGTCGATTGCCACCAGCACGGTGCCCGACACGGGCTTCGTGATCGTCCGGGTCCAGCTTTGCGAGCCGGACGCATAGACCTTCACCAGCTGGAAGTCGGTCGTGGCGCCATCCCCGGTGCCGATGGTCTGGTCGGTGGCTGCGGGCGTCCCGGACGGCAGGCAGGATTTGTAATCCGCCCAGTCCTTCCAGCGGAAACCGTGCAGGCGGCCATTCCGTGCTTCGAAGAAGGCCACCACGACCGTCAGATCGTCAGCCCGTCGGATCCCGTAGGCCGCGTCATAACGTCGGCGCGAATTGGCCCTGCTGGCGTTGCGCTCCTCGTCGCCAGAGGCGAGCTCGACGATCTGCGTGCGCCGCTCGGGGCCGCCGCGGGCACCACGGCTGATGTCGTCGGGGAAGCGGACTTCGAGGAAGGCCATTACATGCCCCTCCGGCCCAGCGCCACGGCGCGCGCAATGTCGGCCGCCACCTGGGCGCGCGACTGGCGGAAGCTCTCGGCGTCGCGGGTCTGGATGTTGATGGTGATGTTTTGTGCGCCGCCCGCATCTGCTGCCACCTCGCGCCGGGACAGGACACGCTCGCCCCTTTGCAGGATGGCCGGCACCTCGTCCGGGCGTAGGCCAACCCAACCACCGGCATGCATCCGAGGAGCGCCGGCAAAGGCCAGGGCAGGAACCGCCCGTGTGGGCCCGCCAGCGCCGACGAGGCCGCCCTCGTGCATCACCGGCGCAAACATGCCGCCGAGATTGCCCAGCGCACCAGATAGCGCATTCGCCATCGGGCCGAGGATGAAGCGCCGGGCCGACAGCTTCGCCATATCGGCCAGCATCGAGGTAACCATAGAGCGGAAATCCAGCTTGCCCGTGCGCACGAACTCGCCGATGGCCTGCTCTGCGCTGGAAAATGCCCCTGCAAGACTGTCGCCCAGCCCCTTGCCGAGATCCATGGCCCTGGTGGCGTAATCCTTGAGCGCGTTTGTGGCTGTCTCCCAGGCGGACTTCGCCACCTCGGCCGCTTTCCTTGCCGCGCCACCGGCCCTGGCGACGGATGTTGTCACCTCGCCAACGGCGGAATTCGTGCGTGCCAGCGCTTCAGCCCCGTCATTACCGGCTGTTTTCAGGGCATTTCGCAATGCTTCCACAGATTTCAGGGGCGCGATTGCCGCATTCGCAGCCTCCCTGCTTGAGGCCGCCAGCCTGTCTACCTTGCCCCGCGCGGCCTCGGCGGCCGCTGCCATCTCATAGTATGCAGATCCGGCATCAATGGCCGCGCCACCCAGCTTGAGCGCAACCTTGTCCATCCCGGGCACATCGCGCAAACCACCCGCCACCTTGTGCAGGAAATCCGCCCAGCCTTTCTGGATGCGGGCCAGCATGCGCAGCCAGCCGGTCTGGATCGTGGTCCACACAGAAGCCAGCGACAGGCCAAGGGATTTGGCACCGGTCTTCACCCGCTCCCACACCTCGACGGCCACGTTCTTCATCAGGCGCAGGGCCTCACCGAATCCACCCACGCCATTCACGAGGCGCCCGAACCAGTAGATCAGCTCGCCCGCCCCCACGATCAGGGCGCCGATGCCGGTACGGATGATGGCGGCGCGGAGCACCTTCATCGAAAGCGCCAGCTTGCCCACCCCCAGCGCGGCCGCGGTCAGGGACGCAACAAGACGCACACCGAAAATGCCTGCAAAGGTCGCGGCAATGGTGGCCAACTCGCCAATATGGTTGAACAGACCCTTGATCGCACGCCCGAGCGGGCCGGTGGTCTTGGCCACCGTGGCAAAGGCATCGGCCACGGCTTCCAGCGCTGGGGCGGCCGCCACTGCCAGCTGGTTGGCAATGCCGCGCCACAGCAGCCCCATCCGCGAAAGGGCATCGTTGGTGCGCTGAATCTGGGCGGCATCCTGTTCGGACACCGCCACCCCGAAATCCTGCACGTCCTTCGTGGCCTGTCTGAGCGTCGCGCTGTCGATGCGCGAGAAAATCAGCCCCGCACGCGCCCCGAAGATCTGCGAGGCCACGGCGGCGCGCTGTGCGGCGGGGATGTATTGCTGGATCGCATCCTGAATCTTTGTCAGCTTCTCGTCGATCGGCAGCTTGGCAAGGTCTGTGGCCGAAAGGTGCAGTTGCTCGAGCGCCTTCACCGCCGGCCCGGTGCCCTGGGCGGCCTGGGACAGGCTTTTCGTCATCATGATTGTCGCCTGCTCGACCTCGCCCTGAGAGACCCCGGCCAGATCGGCCGCGCGCGCCAGCACCTGCAGGCTTTCGGTGGTGGTGCCGAGGCTGGCGGCCAGTTTGGCTTGCTCATCGATCACCTGCAGACCGGAGCGGACCATGGCCACGCTAGCGCTGACGGCAGCCGCTGCCATGATGCCGGCCGCGATCTTCGCGCGCCGCGCAAACTTCGCCAGCCGCGCATTGGCGATCTCCATCTCGCGCGAGGCCTTGCCAAAGCCGCGCTTGCCAGCGTCACCAATGCCCTCGAGCTCCGCCCGCACCTGCCTGCCGCCCACCGCCGCAAGGCGGACGGAGACCTTCTTCTCAGCCATGTTCCTGTTCCAATCGTTCGTTGAGCTTTGCGACCATCATGGCCTCTATGGCCGGGAGCCACTCCGCCACCACGACGCCCGGCACGCCCAGCGCGGCGGCTAATGCCAGCGCTGCCGACATATCCCAGCCGATGATCCCGCCAGAGGGGGCAACGCGCAGCTGCCCGCTGAGACGACCAACCAGGTCCCAGACCTGCACGCCCTCGAAGGTCTTCGGCGCGTTCAGCCTTTGCGGGCAGTCCGAGCAAGGCGCTTGGCAGGCGTCGCAGTATCCCTCGCCCCCGCCGAAGACCCAGTCGGCAAGGGCGATGAGGCGTTTTTTTCCTGTTCCAGCAGCAGGCCCTTGGCGACATAGCCGGTCTGGAAGGCCTCGAAGAGCGGCCAGAGGTCGAGCAGGGCGTCGATGGCCTCGGGGCTGACGGGGATGGGATTGCTGTCCGCATCGCCAACACCCTCCCAGTCGAGGATTGCCACCTTGGCCAGCGCCTTGGCAAAGGTCAGCGCGCTTTCCTCGTCACTGGCATCCTCGCCCAACGCCTGCACAGCCGGGTCACCCCGCGCCGCCACCATCAGCGCGGTGGTCAGAGGGCGCAGACGCACCCGCACGCCATGGCCGAGATCGAGCCATGCGGGTTCATTGGAAAGATCGAGTTTCAACATGGTCAATAACTGCTCACCTGGTTCTTGAGAACGACCGTGCACATCTGCCCGGCCACGGAGTCGTAAGCCGCCTGCCAGTCGAAACTGGCCTGGATGCCTTGCGGGCCCTGGATTTCCACCCGGGGGCGCGGCAGGTAGACCGCATGCGCCGTAATCGTCAGGCTGACATTTGCGGAAATTGTCCACGAGAACTCGAGGCTCGCCGACGTGCCATTCAGCGCCTGGGTCATCAGGGTGTTGTCCGCGAAGCGCACATCGATCTTGCCCGTCAATGCGGCAATGGACGGGTCCGCGCCATCGATACGCCCGTCCGAGCGGATGGTCTCGATGCGCTCCACGTTGTTGGAGTAGGTCAGATCGGCCGAAACAATGTTGCCCAACGCCGTGCCGTTGCGCTTGATCGCACCGTTGAAATGCCCGAACCGCTGCAGCGCATATGCCGTGGGCGTTCCCGCGGCCGTCGCGGTGGCGACATTCTCGCCTTGGGCGACCAGCTTTACATCCGCGGTGAGCAGGCCGGAGCGCTGCATCTGCAGGCTCAACTGGTCGAGCACGCAGCCCGTATACATGGCAAAGCGCGGGATCTCCGGCATCGCCACCTCGATTGCCATGCTGGGCAGGTTCCAGGACCCGCTCTTGAAGGTATGCGTCTTGTTCGTGGTGCCTGTGGTGGTCGGACTGCCGAACGCCGCTTTCAGCCAGAAGCCGAAGGCTTCGGCGTCGAGCGGCACGGTGATGTCGCCATCGGCCGTCACCGCGTCCTTGATGGGTGCCAGCGGATTGCGGCCGTAGCCAAGAAGCTCGGAGGCCAGCAGGGGCTGCTCGGCCCCAAGTGAAGCGCTGGCGAAGGGCATCTGCATGAAGCCGGAGGCCGGCGCGGTGCCATAGGTGGTCTCGAACGCGGCCGCCAGCTGCGACCGCGCGCCTTGTGCGCGGGGCATGGATTTGTCCTTTCGATTGATGTGGGGGGTCAGGCCAGGGGGTTGGCCGTGGAATAGTGCAGCACCACCGGGATGACGGCGGCCTTCAGCGCTTGCCCGCCCTCGACGGGCAGATCCACCGGCCGTGGAGCTTCCGCCTCGACCCAGTCGCAGAGCCCGCCCAGCGTGCGGTCAGCGGCAAGGACTGCCCCGATGGCAGCGGTCAGCGCATCGAAGGCCGCATCCCGGTCAGCGGAGACCTTGCCCTGCACCACCACCTCCAGTTCCGCCCGATGCTCATAGTGGTAGCGCACCGGCGACAGTGTAACCTCCGGCTCCCCCGGCTCGCCATCGCGCTGGATCACAAGACCGCCCGCGGGCACCCGCTCGGGCAGCACCTCGCCACGCAGGACGGTGGCACCGGGGATGGTTTGCAGGGCCGCGAGCAGCGCCTGCAGGATGGTTTCACGGAGGGTGGGCATGATGCTCATCCATGTCTATTGTCGTCTCCGGGCACCGTTCCCTGTTCTGGCGCGCGTGTTGACATGTACGGCGTTATACCGTACATAATGGCGTGAAGGAGATCACTCATGTTCGCCAGTCCGAAAGCCACGCCGACCCCCGGCAAGATGGAAGCGCGCAAGGAACTGCGCCTGCATCGTGCCGATGAGGAGCGGATCCGGGCCGCCGCCGCGGCCACCGGATTGCAGGAAGCCGATTTCATCCGTCAGGCCGCCCTTCTGCGTGCGCAGGAAGTGGAACAGCGCCTGTCGCTTTCCATTCTGCCAACCGACGCCCTCAAAGCGTTCCGGGCTGCTGTCGCGGCCCCGGGCAAGGTGGTTCCAGGCCTTGCCCGCGCAGCCAAAGCCTCGAAAGGCCGTCTGAAGGATGCCGGTTGACAGACGAGCGGAGACATCCGCCCTCACCATCGCCAGATTCGACAAGGCGCTGCACGACCGCAGCGCCTTTTCCTGTGGCTTTCGGCCCATCGACAATTTCCTGAAATCCTCGCTTTCGGACCAGATCAGGGCCGGGCTGGTTGCGGCCTGGATGGCGACCTCGGGCGACGACCCGGCGGTTCTCGGCTTCTACACGCTGGGCGCGCTCGCCGTGCGCCCCGATCTCGGACCGAAAAAATGGCAACGTGCCGGCGCCCCGGAAATTCCCGTCATCTACATTCGTGCCGTCGCCGTTCGCGCGGATCACCAGGGACAGGGGCTGGGAACCGCGCTGGTGATCGACGCGATGCGGCGCTGCCTGAAGATTTCCGAAGAGATGGGTGCTGCCGCCATCGTTCTCGACGTACTGGAAGACGAGCATTTCGAGCGTCGCTGGCAATTCTACAAGGACCTCGGATTTCGCCCCCTGGGTGATCCTGACAATCCGCACCGGGTCTTCATACCGATGGCCGATGTCAAGGCAACACTCGGCTGAACTACGAGCTTGCTTCCGTTTGATCCCACCTCTCCACCACCAGCCCCGGCACCCTGCCTGCCACCCGCTCAACATCCCGCGCCAGGTCGAGCCGCTTGCGCAGCTTGACCTGCGGCACCAGCAGGAAGATCGGCACGGTGGCGCGCCCGCGGCCGGTTTTGGAGCGCGACGCGATCCCGAGCCCCCGGCTGTTCAGCCGCCCGTCTGCGACCAGCAGGCTGGGCCCGCTCCGGCGGTAGACGAAGCGCAGGCGCATCCCGCGCCGACGTTCCCATTCGCCCGGCGTCAGGCGCGCGCCACCGCGGGCCTTGCCGGCGGCGGGCAGCGGGATGGCCAGCCAGAAGCCAGCCTTCGAGCGGATCAGCACGCCGCGATCATGGGCGGCGACGATCTCGGGAGCGTTGGACCAGACAAACGCCGCCGCATCCAGGCTGTCGCCCTGTTGCGGATAGGTCCGGTTGCGAATGGTGCGCGGCAGGCGATGCCCGAGCCCCGCGCCGGTGATCTGCGCCCGCCAGACTTGCTTCAACTCTCCCCCGGCCTGCGCCATCGCCGCCTTCACCGCGCGCTCGCCGGCCTTCACCTCGGCCTGCAGCATGGCAACGAGATCAGGCTCGAAGTCGATCTTGAGTTTCATGCCAGCGCCAGTTCGAGGGTCCAGAGTAACCGATCCCGATCCCGCTTCGGCTCGCCCTGGATGGTAAAGTTGTCAGCACCGATGCTGATACCGTCCCCGGGCTTGGGGTCAAGCATCTCCGAGGTGCGCACATCGACAAGCGTGGTCTCCGACAGGATCTGCGCAGCCCCGAAGGAGGTGACCTCGTCCGGCGCCTTGCGGATCACCCGGATGGGCTGCGGCGCGCCGCCCGCCGGATACCAGGTGGCGTCGACCGCGAGATGCACATCTGCAAAGATCGCATCCATGGCGGCAGCAAAGGCAGTCATCAGTTCGAGGAGAACAGCCGCACGGCCAGAGCCGGGCGCTTGTTGACCGGCAGGATCGAGGCCTCGGTAAGCAGATCGATGCCATCGCCGCGCTCGCGGGTCATCTGGCGGGCGTAAAGCTCCAGCCCGACGGTGTTGGCGGTCTCGATCAGGTTGGCGGGCGCACCATAGGTGGTGAAGGTATCGATCGTGCCCATGGGGAAGGCAATTCCTTCGCCCGCCGGGATCAGCCGCTCGGTGGTGCCGTTCGAAAGCGTGACGGAGGCGTTGTATTCCTCGAACAGGATGCCGGCAAAGGGGAAGGCGCGGCGCATGTCCTCGCGCAGCGGCTGGGCGCCCGAGGCGTAGTATTGGTACGCCGTTTCCACCGTGGCATGCCCGATCAGCTTGTCGAAGAACTCCGGCGAGACCAGGGCGCGCACCCCGGTCATGGTCTCGCCCTTGAGTTCCGTCTCGATCTGGCGCAGCACCGCGCGCACCTTCTGCTGCACCTTGGTGCCGGCGGTGCCCAGCACGAAGTCCGTCTGCTGCTGGGCAATGCCGAACTCGGTGAAGTAGTCATAGAGCGTGGTGCCGGCGCCATCCTTGACGATACCGCGCAGCGCGTTGATCTCCATGTATTCCCGGGTCTGGGCATGCTTGTTGCGCATCAAGGTCAGCTTGCGCGCCATGACCGCAACAAGCGGGTCGGCATCGCTGCCGGAACCAATGGCCCGCACCCCCTGGATGTCGGCGGGCAGGATGACGTCGTTGTGCGGGATCCACGGCACCGCGAAGGAGCGCATGGTGCAGCCCTCGCGGGAGCCGACGGTGGCGGGAGCCCCCAGCGGAACCGAGGGCAGCAGCGACAGCACGCCTTCGCGGGCCTCGATGACCACGGTCCTTTGCGTGATGCCTTCGAAGCGGAACAGGCCGAGCTGGCCGAGGCGGGTGTAGATGTTGGGCAGGATGTTGATGGCGCGGGTCATTTCCGCGAGGGAATAACCGCCCGCGTCGAACGGGTTTATGATGGCAGGCATGGGGATGTCTCCGGGTGTGGGGATCAGATGGGCGAGGGATCAGGCCGCATCACGCGGCACGATCCCGGCGGCGGCCAGCTGGCCTTCCTTGGTGGCGATCTTGGCGGCGGTGCCGACGGTGGCGTCATAGTTCAGCTGGGCTTTCGAGACGATCACCGGGCCGCGCGCGACGATCAGCCCCGTGGCATCGGCGGCGGTGGCGTCCACCGCCTCGATCAGCACCGCGACGGCAACTTGCGATCCATCGGTGCCGGTATCGGGCGAGAGCTTGTACTTGCCGGAGGCGGTGATTTTTCCGAGCACGGCGCCGAGGGGGTAGTTGGTGCCGGCCAGGAGCGTGACGGTTTCGCGGCAGTAGTCGGGGTTTTCCTCGTATTTGAGGAGATCGCCCATGGAAGGCGGCTGGGTGAGTACGGGCATGGTTGGGGTCCTTCATCTGCAATTGTTCATGAGGTGGCGTTGGCCGCAGCGGCTTTCGCGGCCGCGATCAGTGGGCTTTCCTTCGGCGCAGGCTCGGCTGTGGACGGAGCGATGGAGGCAACGATGGTGGCATCGGTGGTTTTTGCCAGCTGTTCGAGAACGGCCTTGCGGACTGCATCGGGAGAGGTTCCGGCACGAACGGCCTCGGCCGCGTCAACGGTCAGCCCGAGGCGGGAGGCCTGCGCCGCGATCTCGGCAATCTCGGCGGCCTGTTCGCGGATCTGGGTGGCCGGGTCCGGTTTCGCTGCGGCGGGAGAAGGCGCCGGCGTCAGGGACTGGGCGGGAATCTGTTCTTCTGCCGGAACGGGTGCCGGGCTGGCCGCCTCGGGCGTTGCCCCCATCTCGGGCGCAGCCGTTCCCGCCTCCGTCGTTTCCTCCGTCGCCGCAGGTTTTGCATCTGGTTTGCCTTTCACTGCCATGGTGTCGGTCCTTTCCGTTTTGAGGGATTCGCGTTTCGGGGTTCGGGTGAGTGGTGGGGTTTCGAGCGTGGCCACGAGCGCTGCATGGGCGCCGTCCAGCGTGGCGATGCCGTCGGCGAGCCCGGCCGCGACGGCGTTTTGTCCACGGAAGATGGCGGCCTCGGTGGCGGCGATGACCTCCGGGCTCATGCCCCGGGCGCGAGCCACCCAGGCGACAAGCCGGGCATAGAGATCATCGACATCGGCCTGGATGTCGGCCCGCGCGTCCGGGGTCAGCGGGATATGCGGATTGCCATCCACCTTCTTCGCCCCGGCATGGATCAGGGTGTATTTGCGACCCTCTGACTGGTCATGGGCGGTCTGATCCACGTGCACGGCAATGACGCCCACCGAGCCCACCTCGCCGGTTTGCGTCACGAACAACCGGTCGGCAACGGCCCCAACCAGATACGCGGCCGACAGCGCCTGTTCCCGGGCAATGGCCCAGAGCGGCTTGCCGGTCTCGGCCTTCAGCGCTGCCAGGCGATCAGCAAGGTCGAACAGCCCCGCGACCTCGCCGCCGGGGCTGTCGATCTCCATCAGCACCGCGCGCGTGCCGGGCTCAGTGAAGGCCGCCTCGGCCGCCGCCGCAATGTCATCGTAGCTCATGATTCCGAACATCCCCGTCAGCCAGTCGCCGCGCTGCACCAGCGGACCGAGAATGGGTAGGTGCCCAATGTCGCCCTCCGTCATCTCCCAGCCGGGACCAGCGGCTTGCGGCGCCGGAGTTTCGCCCAGAAGCGCATCAAACGCGCGCGGGGCCAGCGCCAGCGGGCGGGCAGCCAGCCGGCGGGCAAGCATGTCGGATCGGTTCATGGGTTTGCAGTTTCCGTCGTGTTGCTCGGCATATCGCCGGGGGCATCGACCAGCTGCGCCGCGCCCTGGGCGGGCGATCCCGGGCGGCGGAAGTCGAGACCCAGGTCCGCCTCACGCATGCGATCCGTGGCGATTTCTTCATCCACCCGGTCGGCGTCATAACCGCGTTGCTTCATTGCCATGGAGCGGCTCTTCAGCCCGGCCTCGATCTCGGCAATCTCGGCAGAGATGTCCTTCAATGGGTCCACCCATTCCCATTTCGGGGGCAGCCATTCGCATTTGAGCCAGGTCCGGCGGGTGGCGGCGTAATCCGGCAGATCCAGTGCACCCGCCATCACCGCAGTGTCCATCCAGCGCGCCCAGACCGGCTTGCACAGCTGGTGAATCAACACGCGATGCTGCCAGGCAATGACGCGGCGGCGGAACTCGATGATCGAGAGGCGCGAGTTGGCGAAGTTGGCCTTGGCGAGATCGTTGGACACATACGAGTAGGGCACACCCAGCGCGGCCGAGACCTGCAGCAGGGTCCGGTACTGGAACGGCTCGTAAGTCGGCCCGCTGTCCGGCGGCGAGGGCGTCGCGATCTCCTCGCCCGGGTCCAACCGCACGACCTGGCCCGGCTCGACGGCCAATGGCTCGTCGGGCGAATCCAGTGGGGCATCGACCTGCGGCGAGGTGACAAACAGCGCAAACATCGAGCTGACCTTTTTCCGGTCGAGCTCGGCGTCATCATACTGGTCGAGGAAGAACAGCTTGACGATGGCGGGCGCAAAGCGCGACACGCCCCGCACCTGACCGGCTTCCACCGGGTCGATGATGTGGAGCACCTCGGATGCCGGCACCCGCACGATCTCGCCTGCAAGGCGGGGATCGGTGCTGTCGCCGGGGTGGCGGCGGTAGAAATAATAGGCGGCGCGGCGGCCCAGCAGGTCGAACTCGATCCCCTGGCGGATCATGCCGCCCCCGGGCAGCTCCTTTGTCATGTTGATCGGCAGCATTTCCGAGGGCAGCATCTGCAGTTGCAGCGGCACCGACAGCCCGTCCTCGGGCCGGCGGGGGCGAAAGCGGAAGAACACCTCGCCAGTCAGGAACAGCTCGCGCGCGGCCCGACGCTGCAACCCGTAGAAATCGGTCAGCCCCTCGGAATCGGCTTCGGCCTGCCATTCCTCCCAGAGGGCCTGAATGGCCTGCTTCTTTTCCGCGTCCTCGACCTTCGAGGTCGGCTTGACCCCGTCACCCACCGCATTGCCGGTCCAGCTTTCCAGCGCGTTCAGCGCATAGCCGTTGTTGCGCACGAGCCAGCGGGCCCGCGCCGTGATCGTCGGGCCCGCCTGGCCGATCAGCGTGTTCACATGCGCGCGGCTGGGGCGGAACTTCATCAGGCGGCGCCCATAAGCCCCGGCATCGAACCCGAATCCGCCGATCATCGCGCCGATGCGCCGGCGCAAGCCCGTCATCACCGCCATGTCAAAGCCCCTTTTCGGCGTAGACGCGGGTCACGCGGCGGTTGGGATTTTTTCCGCCCGCCGCGGCAATGCGGGCCTCGAGATCGGCAATGGCGCGGGCCATTTCCGCGTCGGAACCATAGGTGACGGTCTTGCCGTCATAGCTGGTCGAGCGCACGCCGCGAAAGCGGGCGGCCAGAAGCGCGTCCAGCTGCGCCTGCATTTCTGTGAGCGTCATCGGTTACCTCATCATGTTCGGTGTGTAGACACGCCGCTTCCTGCGCGGGGTACGCGGCTGGCCGGCAGTGGGCTCGGGCTGCGATTGAGTTTCAGCATCCACCGCTCGCCCAACCATCTCTTCCTCCGGCCCGATCCCCACCTGCGCCTCCAGCGAGCGCCATGTGCTTTCAGCCCAGCGCTCGGCGCCGAACAGCCAGGCGGCGGCGCGGGCGTAGACCCGGCAGTCCAGCGCCTCGTTGCGCTCGCGCATCTTCTGCCATTCCATCTTTGCAAAGCCGCGCCGGTCGCGGCGGGTGACCAGCTGCTCGGCGGTCAGCTGTTTCAGCCACTCGGAATCCACCCAGTCGGGCAGATGAACGAAGCCCGGGGAATCGGCAACGCCCTGTTTTCGTTCCTCGCATGTCGGTCGGCGCAGGCGCAGGAAGCGATAGGTTTCCGACTTGAACACCGCCGTGGCGATGGTCCAGAGCTTCGCCCCACGCCGGATGCGCTTGCCGCCTTCGGTGGCATCGACAAAGGTCGGGCCCGTTACGGGGCTCGCCCGGTTGAACCCCTCGACGCCCTTCACCGGGGCGACCTGCGCGCCGGTCTGTTGCCTGGCCCAGCTGTAGACCGCCGCGCTCTCATACCCCGTGTCGATCGCCAGCTTGCCGATCTGCATCTGCGCGCCGTTTTCGTGCGGCCATGTCCGACCAAGAAGGCTCGACAATTCTGCCCAGGCTCCGGGATCGGCCGGCCCGCCATCGATCACGACGTGATCCACCAGCCAGCTTTCCAGCCCGCGCCCCCAGGCCCAGACATCGATCTCGATGCGGTCCTTCTGCACGTCCGCCCCGGCGGTCAGGAACAGCCCGCGTTCGGGCACCTTGCCGGCCGCCCAGCGCTCGCGGCGCTCGTAAAGCCGCTGCCAGTCCGGCGCCTCGCCGCTTTCAGCCCAGGTCTCGCCCAGGATGGTGTTCTTCAATGTCTTCAAGGCGGAATCGTTACCCTTTGCCTCTTCCCATTTCCGGGCAATTGCCGCCCAGCTCAGCCAGCCCAGCGGCGAGTAGAGGCCGTTGATGTGGAACCCGACAATGCCGGCGGCTTCGGCCTTCTTCCTGGTTTCCTCGTCGGCCGTCGGCTGCCAGCAGGCGCCATTCTCCTCGGCCATCATCTGCGTCTTGAAGCGTTCCTCGATTTCCGCTTCGCAGTGCTCGCAGATGTAATGCGCTGTTTCCGGCCTGCCTTTCTCCCAGCGCAGGCGCTCGAACTTCAGCCATTGCAGGCCGCCGCAATGGGGGCACGGCACAAAATAACGGCGCTGGTCCGAGAGCTGGAACTCCCGCTCGATCCGGCTCAGCCCCGTCACCGTCGGCGTCGAGGCCAGGAAGATCTTCGCGCGATGCCCGAAGCTGTTGGTGCGCGCCTCGGCCAGTTGCACCGGGTCGCCCTCGCCATCGACATCGCCCGGGTAAGCATCGACCTCGTCCATGAACACCCAGCGCGCCGGCATCGAGCGCAGGCCCACAGCCGAATTGGCGCCGGTCAGGATCAGCTGCCCGCCCGGAAAGCGCTTGGCCAGCACCGTGTTGCCGCTGTCGCGCGAGCGCGACGGGCTGACCAGGTCACGCAGCGCCGGGCTGTCCTCGATCAGCGGATCGATGCGTTGTTGTGACAGGCGTTTCGCGAGATCCACCGTCGGCTGCACCGCCAGCATCGGCCCGGGCGCCCGGTGGATGCAGTAGCCGATCCAGTTATTGCCGCCCTCGGTGGCGCCGACCTGGGCGGGTTTCATGAACACCACCCGCCGCGCCGGGTCGCCGGGCGACAGCGCATCCATGATCCCCCGCATGTAGGGGGTGCGCGCTGTGCGGTATGGCCCGGCTTCCGAGGCTGCGCGCGAGGACAATATCCGGTGCCGGTCGGCCCACTCGGACACCGTCAGGGCCGGGTCAGGGGCGAGGCCTTTCAGCCAGGCCTTGGCAATCTGGCCTGTTCCATCTCCATCATCCGAGCTCAATCTCGATCTCCGCCAGCTCCGCGAGGTGCCGGCGGAGGTGGTGCTCCAGCACCTGCTCCATCAGATGGGCGTCAACGCCGAGTTCCGCCGCCATGTCGGCGGCAACCCTGGGCGGCCAGTTCATCCAGGCGTCGCGCTCGCGCCGGGCAAGGTCGAAGACAAGTGCCGTGGCCTTGGCGCGATCCACCAACTCGCCCTTCATCTTTTGCAGGCGCATCCTGGCTGTCTGGGCCTTCAGCACCTCGTTGGCCATGCGGGCGCGCAAAAACGACATCTCGCCACCCGGGGCAGCGGTGCCGGCCTCGCGCAGGGTGTCATCGACCGCCTTGATGGCCGCACGGGGGACAGGCTTGCCGGATACGTGCCGCCTCGATGGGTCGGTTTGCGCCTCCCACTGCCGGTCGGCCTTGACCGGGTCGATGGTGCCGTCGGGCTCCAGCGTGATGCGACCCGAGGCGATGGCTTTGCGCACGGCGCTTTCCGCGACTCCGCGGTGGCGTGCATAGGCGCGCCGGGACAGTCCCATCTGTTTTCTCCGTCCGATTACAATCCTGCAGGCGCTGATAACGCCATGATATTGCTGCGATTGTCGTTGATGCGTGGGGCGGGTCGATCAAACGTGACGGTATTCGATGGCCCATTGACTGGAGGTTGCCGTGCCAAAACTCACCGACACCCAATCCCTCATCCTGTCTCGCGCCTCCCAGCGCGATGATCGTATTGCGCTGCCTCTGCCCGGGCGCCTGCGCGGCGCGGCGGCGAAAAAGGTGGTCACGCCGCTGATCGAACGTGGCCTGCTGGCCGAGATCGACGCCGATCCCCGCAAGCGCGGCGCGCTCTGGCGCCAGCGGCAGGATGGGTCGTTTGCCACGCTCGCCATCACCGATGCCGGGCTCGAGGCAATTGGCATCGAGATTGACCCACCCCAGCCGGCGCCGCCCACTGACCCGGCGCCGGAACGCCCTGCCCAGCGCAAGGGCACAAAACAGGCGAAGCTGATCGAGATGCTGCGCGCAAAGGAGGGCGCCACCCTCGAAGAGATCGTTGCCGCAACTGGCTGGTTGAAACACACCGCCCGCGGTGTGATCTCCGGCCAGCTGAAAAAGCGG